TGTTCTAATGTATTTCATAAATCAAATACCCTTCACTTTTGATGACCTTCCAAAGACTGCAATGCAAGATTTGGAACTTATTCATCTCGCAGATAACGAAAGAAGATTTGAACCAGAAGACCTTTATCAAGCATCATACTACTTAATGCTTGAAGAATGTCATCCACTTTTATATGAAGTGGATCTGGAAAATCCAGAAATGTTACCTGCTGATTAATGCCCTTGTAGCTCAGTGGTAGAGCAACGGTTTTGTAAACCGTTGGTCGTCTGTTCGAATCAGATCGGGGGCTTGAGTTCTATAACTCCAATGTCACTTATTTCACAAACAGACCGCGAGATGGTCATTGAAGCACTTGAATATTATGTTCAAAAACTTAAGGAAGATAACTGCACTCCTGCCTCTATCAGTGCTTTCCAAACCCTCCTTAACTGGGTCGAACTTGAGCATTTCAAACATGAGAATTAATCTGTGGTACTGTAGCGAAATGAAGCAGTGGCGTTGGACACTAACTGATAATTCTAGACCAATTTCTAGACAAGAATCTGGACAACAACCACATCTTCGTGATGCTATGAATGATGTGGCGAACACAGTAGAATATATGTTAGAATGCAAACAAAGTGAGTAAAAATACTTAGATGAAATCAGATTTCTTTATAGATAAGGTAAGTAAGGAGGAAGTTAAAGACCTTCTTTATACATACCATTATCTTAAAGATGAATCCAAAGATTTTAAATCTGGTTTCAATTACGGACTTTACCGAAACACTTTCACAGATGTCCTTAGAATTGGCAACTGTCTTGGTGCTTGCATTTTTACTGGTCTCCCAGTTCCAGAAATAGCAAAAGGTGCATTTGGATTAAATCGTAATGAACAACAAGGAATCTTTGAACTCTCCAGACTTTGCATCGAACCTAGTACGCAGTCACGAGAATATAACATCACTTCTTGGTTTGTGTCAAAGGCGATTAGACAACTTCGGAAAGATACTGAAGTTAAAGCAATCCTTTCTTATGCTGATTCAAATCACCATTCTGGTACAATTTATCGCGCTTGCAACTTTAAGTACTACGGTCTCACGGATCGAAAAAAAGATTTCTATTATTCAGACGGAACTAAACACTCTCGGGGAAAAGTAAAAGGTTCTGAAGGTGAATGGAAAGAAAGAAGTAGAAAGCATAGATACTTAATGGTTTTTGATAAGGAACTTAAAAAAAGGTTGACATGGAAAGAAGAGTCGTGGTATAATAATCAAGTGTGAAGGAAGTGCGAAAGAGACTGAGATTACTCTCAGTCTCTTTTTTCTTATGATAAATAATCCATAACGGAACTATAAGTATTAATAAGATGGGTCTTTCACGCCTCGAAAATTTTCTGAAGTCGGCAAGAGGAACAATTCTTTATGTTGATCCAAATAGTCTTGATTCGACGGATAGTATTGAAAACTCAGGAAATAGTTTAACAAGACCATTTAAGACAATTCAAAGAGCACTGATCGAATCGGCAAGATTTTCATATCAGCGTGGATTGAATAATGATAGATTTAATAAAACAACGATCGTATTATATCCAGGCGATCATATTGTAGATAACCGCCCTGGTTATATTCCTACAGGCACAGGAACTTATTCTGTAAGAAGTGGTGCAACTGGTTTAACTGACATTACTCAGTGGGATTTAGACACTCGATATGATTTAACTGCTCCTGATAATGCTCTTTATAAACTTAACTCAATTCACGGTGGTATTATAGTTCCAAGAGGAACCTCCATCGTTGGTATGGATCTTCGTAAGACCAAGATTCGTCCATTATATGTTCCAAATCCAGAAAATGATAATATAGAAAGATCTGCTGTTTTCCGTACAACAGGTGCTTGTTACTTCTGGCAGTTTACTATTTTGGATGCAGATCCAAATGGAACTTGTTACAAGGACTATACAATTAATCAGTTTGTTCCAAACTTCTCACACCACAAACTCTCTGGATTTGAGTATGCCGATGGTGTGAATGGTGTAAAAATTAATGATGATTTCTTAAATGGAGCGAGTGCTATTGATACAACCAGAACTGATCTGGATATGTATTATGAGAAAGTTGCTGCAGTGTATGGTGCTTCCTCAGGTAGAGAAATTCAACCAGATTATGGTGCAGGAACAGTAGATATTCAACCGGTTGTTGATGAATATCGGATTGTAGGACCAAAAGGTGCTTCTGTGGGCATTAGTAGCATCCGTGCAGGTGATGGAGGATTAAATCCATCTACTACAATCACAGTAGATCTTGTAAATACGATCGAAGGATTAAGTGTTGATAGTCCAATTCAAATTAGTGGGGTAAGTGCCGCTGGTTATGATGGACAGTATGTAATTGCTTCTGTTCCAAGCAGCACTCAGATTACATATAAAGTCCAAAATATTCCCGAAAATTCACTTCCAGGAGTTACTGGATCTACATTAAATCTTGTTGTCGATACTGTTACTTCAGCATCGCCTTATATCTTTAATATCTCTGTGCGTTCTGTTTATGGAATGTGTGGATTGCTTGCTGATGGAGATAAAGCGACAGGATTTAAATCAATGGTTGTTGCCCAATACACCGGTATTGGTCTTCAGAAAGATGAGAATGCATTTGTAAGATACGATAGTGGTACAGGGGAATATAAAGATTCAACAGAACTTACCAATCTTAACACAGATTCTAGGTCAAGATTTAAGCCAGAATATGAAAACTTCCATATTAAAGCAACAAATGATTCCTTCTTACAGTTAGTTTCTGTTTTTGCTATTGGTTATGCTCAGCATTTCGTCACAGAGAATGGTGGTGATATTGCTCTTAACAACTCAAACTCCAACTTCGGCGCAAAAGCATTAGTAGCAACTGGATTTAAGAGAGAGGCATTTTCTCAGGATGACTATGGTTATATTACACACATCATTCCCCCAAAAGAAATTGAAAACACAGAGGTTAGTGTAGAGTTTGGTGCAATTGATGTTGGAGTTACTACATCAAAATCTGCAGGAGCTGGTACAACCTCACGTCTCTATCTTTACAATGAGACTGATGAAAATGTACCTCCAAAAGTATTAATTGATGGTTATCATATTGGTGCAAAGCAAAATGAACAATTAAATGTTCAAGTTTTTGTTGGTGGAGCACTAACCTCATATTCTTCTAGAATTGTAATGCCATATGGTCCTTACAATTCAACTCAATCTTCTTCAGAAAAATCATTCACTGTGGGAAGAAGTGCAGCAGGAATTAATAGTATATCCGCAAACACCCTTACTTTAACTCAATTACATTCACTCTCAAATGGAGAGTCAATTCGCATTATTGCTGATAATGGACACCTTCCTGATGGTCTAGAAGCAGATCAAGTCTATTATGCAATTACTAAAGAATCAGCAACAGGAATTGGATCAGATCAAGTTCGCATTGCAAAAACTTTAAGTGATGCAATCAATGGATCTGTTTCTGGAAATGCAATTACATTGAATAATAAAGGCGGAACTTTAAGTATTGTAAGTAGAGTTTCTGATAAAGATCCAGGAGACATTGGACACCCTGTTCAATGGGATGCTGGTGGACAGTGGTATGTTAATGTTGCCACTGCAGACAATGGAATTTATGATGTTATTAACTCCTCTGGAGTTGCTGGACTTGGAAATGCAACTACAAGATCTTATGTAACACGTAAACCAGACTCCAGAAGTTTAGTCGATACTCTTTATCGAGTTCGTTATGTTCTTCCAAAGGATTCTTCAATTACAGCAAAACCACCAACTGATGGATTTATTCTTCAAGAATCGAATAATATTATAGGTACTGGAACCACTGAAATTGCACAACTTTATAACAATTCTGGCGCAATTTCTAACTCAACATTACTTAGAAATCCAAAGTTTATTGCTGATGCTTCTTATTCTTCAGGCACAGTTACTATTCGAGCAGAAGTTCCACATAACTTAAAAGTTGGTGAAGAAGTTGAGGTAGTTAATGTATCTCCTACTGGATACAATGGAACTTATATTGTTACATCTACCCCAAGTGCAAAAGAATTTACATATTCAGTAACATCATCTCTTGGAACTTTTGCGAACAATACATCCAATAGAACCTCAACTCTTCCATACTTTAGAAAAAAGAAGTATACAAATACATATCAAGTTTATAGAACCCAAGTAGTTCAACCATATGTTGCAAATATTCAGGATGGTGTTTATTATCTAACTTTAATCAATTACTCAAATAGCCCAACAGTTACACCATTTAGAGATCAATCATTTGCTCAACCCATTGAAAATCTCTACCCACAAACAAACAACGATAATCCAAACTCTGATCCTGTCGCAGCAACCTCTCATGCTCTTCCAGGTACGATTGGAAAAGTAGTTGTTAATGATCCACAAAAAAGCATTACTAAAGAAACCTTAGAATCTTTTATTGTTGGATATGGTATCACCAATATTCAATCTATAAGTGGAACTGCCCACACTATCTACACTGCTGTTGATCACGGACTTTCTGGAATCACAACTGTTAGTATTGTAAGTGGTGGTAGTAACTATGGTTCAAGTGCTTCATTTACTGGCAATCTTTACAATGCTAGATTGGTAGGATTTGCAGGATCAACTACAGGTTCAAATGCAACTGCAAGAATTGCTGTTACTGCTGGTGCAATTACAGGAGTTCAGATTATTGATGGTGGATCTGCATACGGTATTGGAAATACACTGACCGTCGTTGGTGTTGCAACTACTACTAGTCACGTTATTGGTGTTGTAAGAGTTGAATCTATTTCAGATAATGTAGGAGACACACTTAAGATTTCTGGAGTTTCTTCTACAGCATACTCTGGTTACAATACGATTTATAGAGTTACTGGAATTGACATAGGAAGAACAAATGAAATTAATGTGGTTTCTGGTGAATCAATTTCTGGATCCTCTACAGTAGGATTAGGGTCAACAGTAACCGCATCTTCTGGTTATGTTTTTACCGGTAAAGCAGTAGGCGTATCTACATTTGTTTATAATTCAGTTACTGGACTTGCAACTGTTGGATTTACAACAAGTCATGGATTCAGAATTGACAATAAGATTTCAGTTAGAGGAGCAAATGAATCTGTATTTAATGGAGATTTTATTGTTAACAGATTGAATAGTCTAACTTCATTAGTTATTAATGTTGGAGTTGAAACATCTTCAATTTATGCAACAGGAACATTAAATGTTTATCGTCCTATTTTAACATCATACGGTGGCAATTTAGATAGAGATATTGAAAATTCTTCTGGCCGTTTGGGTTATCAGTATGCTGGTATCACAACAACTCTTGGAACTACTATTTTTACAACAGATCCAGATTCAACAACTCTAAATGTTCCCAATGCTGTTGCTCTTGGACTAAATCTTGGCGACTATCTGCTCATAGATAATGAAATTTTCAGAATCAAACAAGCAGTTACATCAAATTCGTTAGAAATCTTTAGATCTGTTTTAGGTTCTCCAAGACAAACTCATATTGCAGGATCTGTTGTTCGCAGAATTAAAGTAACCCCAGTTGAACTTCGTCGCAACTCAATTATTCGTGCATCGGGTCATACATTTGAATATCTTGGTTTTGGTCCTGGTAATTATTCAACTTCATTACCAGAGAAACAGGATCGTGCATTAAGTAAGAGTGAAATCTTCTTAGCACAATCAACTAAGACTGATGGTGGTCTTGTTGTTTATACTGGTATGAACAGCGACGGTGATTTCTTTGCTGGTAATAAGAAAATCAATTCTGCAACTGGTAAAGAAGAAACCTTTGATACTCCAGTTCCAACAAATACTGGAGAAAAGGACGTAGATGAAATTGTTAACATCACGGAAACTCAAAAACTGTTTATTGAAGGCTCTGTAAGAGTTGAAGGTGGTAGAGATAAAAATATTGTATCTGAGTTTGATGGTCCAGTAGTTTTCAACAGTAAAGTTACCACGAATGCTGATATTGAAGCAAATTCTCTATTCATTCAAGGTGAAGAAGAAATTTCTAGAAAGTTCAGTATCCTAAATCAAACTCCAACAACCTCTGGAAATTACGGTGATATAGTTTTTAATTCAGAACCAAGTAAATATGAGTTTGTTGGTTGGACTTATGTAACTGAAAATAAGTGGGAACCATTTGGATTTATTGGTAAGCAAGGAGTTGGAATTTCTTCTGGTGGAACTTATGTTGGTTTCTCAACTTTATTAAATCTTGTTGCAACCGGATTTACTTTTGGTGTAACTCATGATGCAACTTCTGGAATAAGCACCATCACTTGGGATGCAGATCCAAGAATTGGAATTTATACTGGAGCAAATGCAGCAAACTTCTTAGGAAGAGTTAAGAGCATTAACTTTGTTGGTGGAGCAGTCACTATATCTGGTGGAACTGATGTAGGAATCGCAACGATTTATATTTCAGCATCTGCAGGCGCTGGAGCTGGTGGTACAACTCCAGGTCTTCCACTCAATTCTTTACAATGGAACAATAATGATTCACTTGCAGGTGCTCCAATTGCTTTTTATGATTCCAATCTTTCACAGATTAGATTTGGAAGCGCAACTAACATTGCAGATTCAACATTCTTTAATAACGTAGGCTCTGTTGGATTTGGTTCAACCCAACCAAGTGCAAAGATCGAAATTGTTACAGATAATGAAACCTCACTTTATATCAAGACTACTGCAGGAAATGATATTGTAAAAGTTGAAAATGGAACAAATGATACTACACCATTCATTATTGATGGATCTGGTAATGTTGGTATCAATACAGGAACAACCCTTGCTTCTCTTGATGTTGTTGGAAATGTTGCAGTTACTGGAACAATTAGAATTTATGAATCAGACAGAAGCAACTATACTGGACTGCAAGTTGGATCTTTAAGTTCTAATTTAACCTTTACTCTTCCAACTTCTTATGGCACCGCAAATCAGGTTCTGACTGATAATGGTTCAGGAGTACTTTCTTGGACTAATGTTTCTAGACAAAATGTTGTCGCAGGGACAGGTCTTACAGTATCAAACGTAACCTCAGGTGGATTTACAACTTCTATCATCACAAGCACTGGTGTTACTAAGATTATTGCAGGAGCAGGAGTTTCAGTAACACCAACAAGTGGAACTGGTGATGTTACTATTTCTACAAGTGGTGGTGGAGTACCAAACCTCTACCCATTCACCACTCGTGGATTTGGAATGGTTCTTTAAGTTCCATCCTCTTTGATAACAGCAATATTATATGGACCACATATGGCACCGAATGATTGATTCGGTGCCAACATCACTTCTTTTGGTAGTGGTCCTGATGCTGATATTGCAGAAACTCCTGCCCAACTTACTGAAGTTGCGTTTGAAAGAAAGTTGAGAATAACACGCACATTTTTACCTGTGTTATTTCTATATGATGGATTCGATGCTCCACTAAAAACTTGAGATGCCATATCAGGTCCCATCCTCTTTGATTACGATAACATTATAAGCGCCACAAACAGAACTGAATGATTGTCCGTTTGCGAGCATTAATTCTACAGGAAAGTTTCCACCTCTTGATATTGTACTCGGAATATAAAATATATTTGATTCGGCAAGCGCTGATCCTTGCGCTATCTTTCTGTTGGGTATAAGAACATCTCCGCCGACATTTATATAAGTTTCAGGATAAGGACTTTCGGGCCCTCTACCACCTGAGGCCAGTTGACCAACAACAAACATTTGTAATCCAGACATCCCCAGCAGCTTCGCATCAGGGTGTGGGACAGTTTTTGCTTGTCTAAATTCGCCAGTAATATTCTGAATGTCTTTACCAATCGTTGTAGATTCTGCAGTTACATTCACGTTCGCCCAAGTCATCGAAGTGACGTTAGACATATAATTAATAATCAATCTAACATTCTGACCTGTATTATTTGTATAGGAAGCATTTGTTGCTCCACTCAATACCTGAGATGCCATATTAATTTTTTAAATACCTTTCTTGTATTTATAAATAAGTAAAACAGGTTGGCGCTCTCCACCGATGGCAATACAAAAGAATTTTAAAATCACCAATGGTCTTGAGGTAAATACCAACCTCATCTTTGCAGACACTGGTTCTAATAAGGTTGGTATTGCCACTACAAATCCACAACATACTCTACACGTTAGGGGTGGAATTGGAGTTACTAATCTATCTGTAACTGGCATTTCTACTTTTAATAATCTAACAATTAATGGTAGAATAACAGCAGGAAGTAGTGTAGGTGCTGCCGGACAATATTTGGTTTCTACTGGCACTGGAGTAACTTGGGGAGCAGTTCCAACAGTTAGGTCTTCAGATCTTCAAACTGCAGGAGTAGGAGTAACTACATTTAGTACAACTTATTCAGTTGGATTATTAGATGTTTACATTAATGGTGTTAAATTATCAAGTGATGAATTTACCGCAAATAATGGTGCTACTGTTGTTTTAGATGATGCTTGTTTTGGTGGAGAAACAGTAGAATTTATCTCATATTCACCATTCGGTATTGGTGTTGGTGGAACATCAATTCAAGGTATTACAATTCTGGAAGAAGGTTCTCCAGTTGGCAGTGCATTGCAAGTTACTTCAATTAACTTTGTTGGAGCCGCAGTTACCGCAACTGGATCTGGAGTTGGTGTAACGGTTTATCTTTCTGACTATGTTTCTTCTACGGGAATCGCTACTTATTCTTCAAGTGCTGGCATAGCAACTTATGCGGATACTGCTGGGATTTCTACTTATTCTTCAAGTGCTGGCATAGCAACTTATGCGGATACTGCTGGGATTTCTACTTATTCTTCAAGTGCTGGCATAGCAACTTATGCGGATACTGCTGGGATTTCTACTAATGTAATTGGTGGAATTGCATCAGTAACATCAGTTGTTGCAGGAATTGTCACTGCAACAACTGGATTTGTTAGTATTGCAAATACAACACCAGTTACAATTGAATTGATAGGGAATCAACTCACATTTAATGCGGTTGGGATCGGTTCCACAACTTTCACTCTATTCTAAATAAAAATATAAGGAGAAAGCAATGAGCATAAGGAACAGAGAACTATCTCAATTTGGTTCTTTTATATACATTGATGACGCCACAAAGACCGTTGGAATTGCAACGACTACTACTCCTTATGTTGGAATAGGAACTACGAATGCAACTCATAAACTAACAGTTGTTGGAAACACTAATGTTTCTGGTGATATTAATGTTGGTGGTGCTTTAAGTGCAACTTCCTTTTATCTGAACGGAAACTCTCTTATAAATGCAGCATTACAGACTTGGGAGTTTGCTGGATCTGATGTATATCGTTTAAATGGAAATGTTGGTATTGGAACATCAATTATCAGCGAAAAGTTAGAAGTTATTGGAAATGCAAAAGCTTCAAGATTTATTTCAACAGTAACAACAGGGACATCACCATTAACAGTTACTTCTCAAACTCTTGTTACAAACTTAAATGCTGATTATTTGAGAGGAAAAATATCTCCAAATGGTGATATTGTGGGAACAACAGATACTCAAACTTTAACAAATAAAACTCTTACATTACCCACCTTTGGTGGAACTGGTGTTGCTTTCACTGGATCCACTTCCGGTATATCGACCGTAAGGGCAGCATCTACTGCATCAGGAATTATTGAAATTCCTTCGGTTACTGGAATTCAGACATTTGTTACAACTAATGCAGTTGGTATTGTAACATCTGGAATGATTGCAGATCTTAGTATTGTAAATGCAGATGTTGCTGCTGGTGCTGCAATTTCTTATAGCAAATTAGATCTTTCAAATTCCATTGTAAATGCCGACATTGCTACTGGAGCAGCAATTGCAATATCAAAACTTGCAGCATCAACAATATCTGGAATTTCTCTTGGAAATAATTTAAACGATTTAACTGCTGGTTCTTTTATTAATTACAGTTCTGGTAGTACATATAATGGTTCATCTGCAATCACGGTATCAGTTGCAGCAACCACAGCAAATACAGCAGATACTATTGTTGCTCGTGATGCTTCTGGCGATTTTAGCGTAGGTTCAATCTCCTGTGCAAATGTTACTGCTACCTTTACAGTAGAGGCAGCCGACTTTAACTCAACATCTGATGAAAACTTAAAATCAAATATCGAAACTGTACAAAATCCACTAGATACTTTACATCAACTTCGCGGTGTTACATTTGATTGGAAAACAACCAATAAACCATCGGTTGGTGTAATTGCACAAGAAATCGAACAAGTATTACCTCAACTTGTCAACGAAGGAGAACATAAATCAGTTAACTACAATGGTTTAATTGGAGTTCTAATTGAAGCAGTTAAAGAATTATCTGCAGAAGTTGAAGATCTTAAGTCCCAACTAAATAAGTAAAAGCCGAGTGGAGACACGAAGATGGCAATTAAGGTAAATAACGTTACAGTTATTGATAATGGTCCAGTCATTTATGCAAATGGAACTGTAGGAACTGCCGGTAGTATTCTCAAATCTACAGGAACTGGAATTGAATGGGCAGCTGCTGCAGCTGGAGGATCAGGTTCTTTTGATACTGGAATTACAACATCAGTTTATGTCTCAGTAAGTGCCGGTCTTGGTACAAATCCAACAACATCTACAAATATTTTTACTGCACCAGGAATTGCATATAGTTTCCCATCAACTGCAGGATTTGAATATATTATTGAATCCATTCACGTTACAAACAAATCAGGAAATAATTTATATCTCTCAGGAAGACACGATTTTAGTGGTAGTGTAAACGTACCGATTGCTAAACAAATTCCAGTTCCTTCAGAAAGTTCTATTGAACTTTTAGAGCAACCAAGAATAGCAAATCCATCGGATATTTTAAGACTTCAAGCACTGTCTGGTGTTGGGACTAATGCAACAGGTCACGATGGTGGACTTGACGCATTCATTACTATTTCTAGAAAAGCAGATACTAACTACATTGGTGTAGGTAGAACAATTACATCAACAGATCAAGAAGTCTTCACTTCTGCAACCTATCCTTCAGTTATTCAATCTATAAGTGTTGCTAATTATAATAATAATGTTGATGCTGACGTAACAATTTCTGTATTCCGAGGAGGAACTGTTGGTCAAATTGTAACAACAGGCGTCAGACAAGGATATCTTGCATTTAACCTCACAATTCCCAAAAACAGCACAATTGAAGTCTGTTCAAAACCAAAACTACTTTTGGCAGGAGATTCAATTCTTGTAACCTCAAACCCCACAAGTTCTGTAGGTATCATTGTTGCAGGTAAATACATAGTCTGATAGAATTAATTTATTTGAAAAAATCTTATGTTCAATATTAAGTGTCGGGGAATTTATCCTACCGATTTGTACTTCGTTGATATCTTTGATCAAAAAGAAAACGACAGTTATAAAGCAGAACTTCTAAGGCTCTCACAAATTGAACCTGGAAATACTGTAAGCAATCGTAATGGATGGCAGAGTGATATTAATCTCTGGCAGAATGAAGCATTTAAACCACTTCTAGAGAAGTCTTCTAATATTGTTCAATCAATCATTGCAGACCTCTCTACCAATAAACCAGAGTTCGTCATTCGCTCAATGTGGGGGAATATTAATCCCAAAGGTGGTTTTAATCTTACTCACGTTCATCCGACTGGTTGGTTGAGTGCTGTGTATTATGTTGCACTTCCTCAAGGATGTCCTGGAATTACTTTTGAAGATCCAAGACCAGCAAGATTGATGGATTTTCAGCACAGTTGCTTGGTAGATAACCTTTATTATAATCATCAACCTCAAGTTGGTCAATTGGTTCTATTTCCTTCTTGGTTACCTCATTTCGTCAATCCAAATCCAACAGACGAAAATCGTATTTCAATCTCATTTAATGTGGAGTTACTTGTATGACCTCTGTTCTGGTTGCAATGCCTTGTTATGGTGGAATGGTCAGTGATAAGACTGCAAAAGGTCTCTTTAATCTTGGAAAAGGATTGATTAAGAATGGTATTGATCACGGACTTCTTACAATGGCAAATGAAAGTCTAGTCACAAAAGCACGTTCTAGAATTGCTAACTTTTATATGAACAACACAGAGTATGAGAAAATTCTGTTTATTGATGCAGATGTTGGATTTTCTGCAGAGGATGCAATCAAACTCATCACAGCAGATAAGGATATTGTATGTGGTGCATATCCAATGAAAGGTATTCCTCTAAGATATAACTACAATATCTCATCACCACCAGTTGCAGAAGAGGGTCTGGTGCAGATTGAAAATATTGGATTTGGATTTTGTTGTATTAAGAGAAAAGTCTTTCAAGAGATACAAAATCGTTATGGAGAGGAATTAAAGTACTATCCTGCACTAAATAATTCAAGTTATCCTCCAACGGAACAGGAATATCATAACTCATATCATTACTTCCTTGAAATGAAAAAAGATATGTCTTTTCTACCTGAAGACTTCTCTTTCTTTGAAAGAGCATCAAGTGTAGGATACAAATCTTGGTTAGATACAAGTATTCGTCTTAGTCACGTTGGATCTCACGTCTATCAAGAAGAGTAAGTAAATGGCAATTGGAGTATTTGGTCTTAAAAAAGTCTATAATAATCAAAGAAAGAATATAGAACAAGGACTTAATCTGAATATTCCTGGACTTCTTTATGGTTACTACGGTGGTGGAGAAACTCCAACTCCTACTGTTGTTTGCACCATAGATCGTTTAGACTTCTCAACAGAAACAGTAACAGTACCGACACCTAAGTTATCTCAAGCAAGATCTTTATTAGCAGCAACCTCAAGTAGTTCTTATGGTTACTTTGGTGGTGGTGTTACTCCTGGTTCTATTTTTGTCTGCACTATAGATCGTTTAGATTTCTCTACAGAAACAGTATCAGTACCAACACCAAAGTTATCTCAGGCAAGGCAAGGATTGTCAGTAGTTGCAAACAGTTCTTATGGTTACTTTGGTGGTGGTGCAACAGCACTGCGCTCTACTATAGACCGTTTAGATTTCTCTACTGAAACCATATCAGTACCAACACCTAAGTTATCTCAATCAAAACAGTTATTGTCAGGAACCTCAAGTAGTTCTTATGGTTACTTTGGTGGCGGTCTTACTCCCATTGCCATTTGCACCATAGATCGTATAGATTTCTCTACAGAAATAGTATCAACACCAACACCTCAGTTATCTCAAGCAAGATATGGATTAGCAGCAGTCTCAAGTAGTTCTTATGGTTATTTTGGTGGTGGTTACACTACTATTGTTGTTTGTACTATAGATCGTGTAGATTTTTCTACAGAAACAGTATCAGTCCCAACACCTAAGTTATCCCAAGCAAGAAGAGCATTAGCAGGAGCATCAAGTGCATCTTTTGGTTATTTTGGTGGTGGCATTTCTCCTGTTGCTGGTGTTTTCAGTACCATAGATCGTTTAGATTTCTCAACAGAAACAGTAACAGTACCGACATCTAAGTTATCTCAAGCAAGACAAGGATTAGCATCAGTCCAAATAAACCGCAATCCAATCTTTAAAGGTTCTCCAAAGTACACTAACTGGCCTGAGAGTGCTACTACTGGTTACTTTGGTGGTGGTGCTATTCCTACTCCCGCCGGAGTTTCCACTATAGACCGTATAGATTTCTCCACAGAAACAGTAACAACACCAACACCTAAGTTATCTCAAGCAAGAGCTTCTTTAGCAGCAGTCTCAAGCAGTTCTTATGGTTACTTTGGTGGTGGTGGTCCAGGTCCTTTTTGCACCATAGACCGTTTAGATTTTTCAACAGAAACAGTATCAGTCCCAACACCTAAGTTATCTCAAGCAAGAACTGGTTTAGTAGCAGCATCAAGTAGTTCTTATGGTTACTTTGGTGGTGGTGCTATTCCTACTCGCGTTTGTACTATAGACCGTTTAGATTTCTCTACAGAAACAGTATCAGTACCGACACCTCAGTTATCTCAAGCAAGAAATTCTTTAGCAGCAACCTCAAGTAGTTCTTATGGATATTTTGGTGGTGGTTATGATACTACTCCTATTCGAGTTTGTACCATAGACCGTTTAGATTTCTCTACAGAAACAGTATCAGTACCAACACCTAAGTTATCTCAAGCAAGAGCTTTCTTAGCAGCAACCTCAAGTAGTTCTTATGGATACTTTGGAGGTGGTTCTATTCCTACTGGTTCAGGTTCTCTCATAGACCGTTTAGATTTCTCCACAGAAACAGTATCAGTACCAACACCCAAGTTATCTCAAGCAAGACAAGAACTTACAGCAACCTCAAGTAGTTCTTATGGTTACTTTGGTGGAGGTTTTGTTTCTTCTACTATAGATCGTTTAGATTTTTCTACAGAAACCGTATCAGCACCAACACCCAAGTTATCTCAAGGAAGATTTCAGTTAGCATCAGTCTCAGCAGCAACAGGAAACCGCAGAGTTGGTTCTGCGACTTATGGTTATTGGGGTGGTGGTGCTCCGAGTTCTCTCATAGACCGTTTAGATTTTTCTACAGAAACAGTATCAGTACCAACACCTAAGTTATCTCAAGCAAGAAGTATATTAACAGCAGTCTCAAGTAGTTCTTATGGATATTTTGGAGGGGGGAATGTTCCACTTTCTTCCTCAACTATAGATCGTCTAGATTTCTCTACAGAAACAGTATCAGTACCAACACCTAAGTTATCTCTAGCAAGAAATGGATTAGCAGCAGTTGCAAACAGTTCTTATGGTTACTTTGGTGGTGGCATTACTCTTGTTCCTACAGTCTCCACTATAGATCGTCTAGATTTCTCTACAGAAACAGTATCAGTACCAACACCTAAGTTATCCCAAACAAAAGGATATTTAACAGCAGCATCTAGTAGTTCTTATGGTTACTTTGGTGGTGGTTATGCTCCACCTACTTCTGTTAGCACAATAGACCGTTTAGACTTTTCAACAGAAACCATATCAGTACCAACACCTAAGTTATCTCAAGCAAGAACTCAATTATCAGCAACATCAAATAGTTCTTATGGATATTTTGGTGGTGGAGCTATTCCTACTCCTGCTCAGGTTTGTACCATAGACCGTCTAGACTTCTCTACAGAAACAGTATCAGTACCAACACCTAAGTTATCTCAAGCAAGATCTTACTCAGCAGGAGCATCAAGTAGTTCTTATGGTTACTTTGGTGGTGGATCTACTACTCCCACTCCTGTTTCTACAATAGATCGTATAGATTTCTCTACAGAAACTGTAACAATTCCATCACAAAAACTAACTCAAGCAAGAAGTGCTTTAGCTGCAGTCTCAAACGTAAACTAAATAATCAAAAAATTATATAATGAAAACCTTCCACTTTATGTCTGGACTTCCACGTTCAGGTTCGACATTACTGACTGCAATACTCAATCAAAATCCAGAGATACACGCATCTACAAACTCTCCTCTGTTAGATACGATACATTATACAGAGGAGTATCTCTTATATAACTCAGAGCAATATAAAGCAAATCCAAAACCAGAGTGTGCATCTAAGGTCTTATCATCTATTGCACCAAACTATTATTTCAACACTCAAGAACCAATCATCATTGATAAGTCACGAGGCTGGGTCAATCAAATACAACATATTAAAGACTACATTACTCCAGAACCAAAGATTATTTGTATGGTTCGGAACATACAAGACATTATGGTTTCTTTTCTTGCACTGATAGAAAGAAGTAACACACTGTCTTTTATTGATAAAGGACTAATAGAAAGTAACTTAGAACTCACGAATGATAATCGCTGTGAGTATCTAATGTCTCCAAGAGGTATTATTGGAATGTCCTATCACGCATTATCAGAGGCATATCGTAAAGGACATCAAAGGTATCTGTTGATCGTAGAGTATGATAACCTAATTCAAAATCCTCAAAGAGAACTTAATCGTATTCATTCATTCTTGAATGTACCTTTTTATTCTTATGATTTCTCAAATGTAAAACCAAAAGAGAATGAGAATGATGTGGTTTATGGACTTGAAAATATGCATACAGTCAGAAATAAAGTCCAAAAAATACATAGAGATAATTCAAAATATCTTAGTGAGTATATTTTAGATAAATATAAAGAAATGGAGTTCTGGCGTCAAGCAACTCCTCAGTATTCTGTATTCGGGATCTAATGGCTGGTATATTTTCGCTTCAAGAAGTTAGAACAGAACAGTTAACGAATATTGATAGAGGACTTACGCTGAATATTCCTGGACTTCTTTATGGTTACTACGGTGGTGGATTTGTTAGTGCTGGTGCTCTCAGAGTTTGCACAATAGACCGTTTAGATTTCTCAACAGAAACAGTAACAGCACCGGCACCTAAGTTATCTCAAGGTAGATCTGATTTAGATGCAGTTTCAAATAATCTCTATGGATACTTTGGTGGGGGATTTACTGGTTCTCGGGTTTGTACCATAGACCGTCTAGATTTTTCAACAGAAACAGTATCAGTACCAACACCTAAGTTATCTCAAGCAAGAAATAGTTTAGCAACAGTTGCTAGTAGTTCTTATGGTTACTTTGGTGGTGGAGAGTTACCTGCTTACGTTTGCACAATAGACCGTTTAGATTTCTCTACAGAAACAAGATCAACACCAACACCCAAATTATCTGAAGCAAAAGCTTATTTAGCAGCAGTTTCTAGCAGTTCTTATGGTTACTTTGGTGGTGGTATTAATAATGCTCCTTCTTATGTTTGCACTATAGACCGTCTAGATTTCTCTACAGAAACAAGATCAACACCAACACCTAAGTTATCTCAAGCAAGGAGTTACTTAGCAGCCGCATCAAGTAGTTCTTATGGTTACTTTGCTGGAGGTTTTAATGGTGGTAATCTTTCTACTATAGACCGTTTAGATTTCTCTACAGAAACAACATCAGTACCAACACCTAAGTTATCATCAGCAAGATATGGAATAGCAGCATCCTCTAGCAATTTTTATGGATATTTTGGTGGTGGTGTGCCTGATATTTCAACAATAGATCGTATAGATTTCTCTACTGAAACTGTATCAACACCAGCACCCAAGTTGTCACAAGCAAGAGGAGTTTCATCTGGAGTTGAAATAAACCGCAACCCAATCTTTAAAGGTTCTCCAAAGTACACTAACTGGCCTGAAAGTGCTACTATGGGTTATTTTGGTGGTGGGTCAGGTGCGTCTACTATAGATCGCATAGACTTCTCAACAGAAACAGTATCAGTACCAACACCTAAGTTATCTCAAGGAAGGAGTAGTTTAGCAGCAGTTTCAAGTAGTTCTTATGCTTACTTTGGTGGTGGTTATATTCCTGTTATTCCTGTTTGTACCATAGACCGTTTAGACTTCTCTACAGAAACAATATCAGTACCAGCACCTCAATTATCTCAAGCAAGACGTGGATTGTCAGCAGTTGCAAGCAGTTCTTATGGTTACTTTGGTGGTGGCGCTATTCCTCCCGCGTCTAGTATTCGTGTTTGTACCATAGATCGTCTAGATTTCTCTACAGAAACAATATCAGTACCAACACCTAAGTTATCTCAAGCAAGAAGAGACTTAACAAAAGTCTCAAGTAGTTCTTATGGTTACTTTGGTGGTGGTAGTAGTACTCCTACTACTTATGTTTGTACCATAGATCGTCTAGATTTCTCTACAGAAACAATATCAGTACCAACACCTAAGTTATCTCAAGCAAGATCTGAATTAGCAGCAGCATCAAGTAGTTCTTATGGTTACTTTGGTGGTGGTTATGATGTTTCTTTTTTTAGGGTTTGTACTATAGACCGTATAGATTTCTCAACAGAAACGGTATCAGTACCAACACCTAAGTTATCTCAAGCAAGAAATGGTTCAGAAGCAACTTCAAGTAGTTCTTTTGGTTACTTTTGTGTTGGAGCTCCCGGATTATTTTCTGCAACAAACCGTATAGATTTTTCTACAGAAACAGTAACAGTTCCAACACCTAGATTACAACCCAGATCTAATTTAGCATCAGTCTCAGCAGCAACAGGAAACCGCAGAGTTGGTTCTGCGACTTATGGTTATTTTGGTGGTGGTGGAGTTCCTCTTGTTTCCACTATAGACCGTTTAGACTTCTCTACAGAAACCGTATCAGCACCAGCACCTAAGTTATCTCAAGCAAGACGTTTTTTATCAGCAACCTCAAGTAGTTTTTATGGTTACTTTGGTGGTGGTGGTACTCCTGCTAATGTTTGTACCATAGACCGTTTAGACTTCTCTACAGAAACAACATCAGTACCAACACCTAAGTTATCTGAAGCAAGACAAGGATTGGCAACAGTTGCTAGTAGTTCTTATGGTTATTTTGGTGGTGGTCTTACTACTATTCAGGTTTGTACTATAGATCGTTTAGATTTTTCCACAGAAACAGTAACGACACCAACACCTAAGTTATCTCAAGCAAGATATGATTTAGTAGCAACCTCAAGTAGTTCTTATGGTTACTTTGCTGGTGGTTGGGCTCCTACTCGTGTTTGCACCATAACCCGCATAGACTTCTCTACAGAAACCGTATCAGCACCAGCACCTAAGTTATCTCAAGCAAGAGATCAATTATCAGCAACCTCAAGTAGTTCTTATGGTTACTTTGGTGGTGGTGCTATTCCTACTAATGTCTGTACTATAGACCGTTTAGATTTCTCAACAGAAACCGTATCAGTACCGACACCTCAGTTATCTCAAGCAAGATCTTTATTAGCAGCAACCTCAAGTAGTTCTTATGGTTACTTTGGTGGCGGATCTCCTGGTCCTGTTTCTACAATAGACCGTATAGATTTCTCTACAGAAACCGTGACAGTTCCATCACAAAAACTCACTCAAGCAAGAAGTGGTTTAGCAGCACTCTCAAACACAAACTAAATAAGGTAACTACATCATTCTTTATGAAGTCTGGAGCAACTGAAAGTTCTTTTCATTATCTTGCTCAACATTACAAGTTTCCCGAAAATGTTGATGTAAGAAGAACGACTTACGAAATCATACAATCAAATAAGCAATATAAGATTATCTGGGCACACGATAACTGTGACCAAGCAGGACACGCAACACTTCCTCAGCATATAGACGAGATTGATAAAATCGTCTGTGTATCAAACTGGGAAAGAGAACAGTATATTAAGTACAATAGAGCACCCGCAGAGAAACTCACGGTTATTCCAAATGGCGTGGATGATATGTTTCGTCCATCAGGAAAGTCTAAATCAAAGACTTGTATCTTTTTCTCTGCACCTCATAAAGGCATCACACCATTAGTTCCAATCTGGAAAGAAGTGATTAAACATCATCCAGATGCAAAACTCAAGGTCTTTTCTTCTATGTCTCTTTACGGAGATATTCAACCAGGAGAAGGTGAGAATGAAACTATCACAACAGAGAATGGCTTAGAACCATCACCATTCATACCAGTTTATAAAGAACTTCAAGCACTTCCTGGAGTAGAGTATTCTCCTTGTATTGATCGTGAAGAACTGCTACCTCATATTCAAGATGCAGCATTTTATATTCATCCAAATGTCTGGGAAGAGACCTTCTGTGTCTCATTAGCAGAAGCAATGTCCTGTGGTTGCTTTCCAATCACAACAGATATGGGAGCACTTCCAGAAACCTCAAATGGAATGGGTAAGTACATTCCTATGTCTGGACAGAATACCAAGAGAGGTTGGATTACTGATGATACTTTTCATCAGAACTTTGCAGAAGAAGTCATCAGAGCACTTCATTTCTTTGATGTTGCAAAAGAAGAATATGAACAAGCATCTCAAGCAATCTCAAGGTTTGCAATTGAAAAGTACTCTTGGAGAAGAGTTGCTGGAATGTGGGAGACACTTATCAACAGCATCACCAAGACAGTGAATATCTTTGGAGATACCAACATCAAAACACTTGAAGAGTTTTATGAGTGGTCTTCAAATGTGAATATGGTTCCTGCTCAGCATATTGATTACCTATATCGTCTGAAGTATCATCATAACTTTGAACCAGCAGTGGTTTATGATTTGGGTTCTGCTGTTTTGCACTGGGCTAAGTTTGCTTCGTGTGTATGGAATGAAGCAGAGTTTTACTGTGTAGATGGATTTGATGGTTATCAAAACCTATATGAAAAGCACAGACTTCGTTATGCGATTGAAGTTCTCAGTGACACAGAAAAAGAAGTGATTTTCTATGAGAACGCAAAGAACACAGGTAGTTGTTCTTATTATGAAATGAACTATGAACAGTTTCCTCATAATCTAGAATTTAAGGATAGTTTTTACAGAGAAAGAAAGGTTATAACAAAGTCATTAGATAAACTGATTGAAGAAAAGAATTGGAAACTTCCAGATTTAATCAAGATGGACATTCAAGGATGTGAACTTGATGTTCTCAAAGGAGCAAAGAAAGCACTTCAGCATTGTAATCACCTTATTCTAGAACTACAAAGTACAGAGTATATGAAAGGTGCTCCACTCAATCACGAAGTTATTTCTTATCTGGAACAAGAAGGTTATACTTTAATTTCACACTTTGTTCAGAATGTCAGTGGTGCTGACGGTGATTATCACTTTGCAAGACTTTAAGACCTATGAAAGTAATTGATACTTTTACATTCTTTAATGAGTTTGATATTCTCAAACTTCGTCTCTTATATCTCAATGATATTGTAGATCACTTTATCATTTCTGAGAGTAACTATACACATTCTGGAAAATCAAAACCTTATTATCTGGATCAAGTATGGAATGATATTCCAGAAAATATTCGCAGAAAAATCATTCGTCTTAAGTATGAACCTGATATTAGTCAGTTTAATTTTCCTACAGATATTGTGATTGGTGATTATACAAATGATAACTGGAAACTAGAAAGACAGCAAAGAGATCTAATCAGTCAGAACTTAAGTTCTTTTGATCCAAATGATTTCTTTATGGTCAGTGATGTGGATGAGATACCACGCAAAGAAGTCATTCAAGAAATCATAGAAAGTGGAGAACAAGACTTTTGTTATGTCTCTGCGTGTGAGTTGTTCTACTATAACTTTAAGACTTTTGCTCTTGATAACTGGGGAGGAACTGTATTCTCAACAGTCAAGAATGCAATTGAAAAAGGATGTGATTACTTCCGAACTTATAGAAACAATGCATTTCCTCCAATCATCAAAGGAGGATGGCACTTCTCATACTTTGGTGGTGTAGAGCAAATCAAGTATAAGTTAAGTTCATATGCTCATCAAGAGTTCAACAAAGAAACTTATAAAAGTGATGAGCATATTCAAAGAGCAATTGAAGAAAAGAAAGATCTTTTTGTAGATCAGAAAGACTTCAGAGAATATAATTTCTATGATTTTCCAAAAGAACTTCAAGATCTAATCGCACAGATTTATCCAAGAGATTATTATCTTTCAGAGACAACAATCAATGTTTGTTTCTCTACAATTCCTCCACGATTTGAAATCCTAGATGAAGTTGTAAAGTCTTATTATAATCAAACAGTAAGACCAAATAAGATTATCATTACTGTTTGCAAGAACTATCGTAGATTTTCTTATGAGAACTTTAAACTTGAAAGTCTAAGTGAAAAGTATCCAGACTTTGTTCATTTGTTGTTTGTAGATGATGACTATGGACCAGCAACAAAGATCTATGGAGCATTAAAATCTTTGGAGATGTATCCAAATTCTTATGTGATGATCTGCGATGATGATATGGTTTATGATCCAAAGATTATTGAATGTTACTCAAAGTGTGTAGAGATTTGCAATCAATCTGTTTGGACTTCAATTGGTTTTAATGACATTCTGAATATTCCAAATCATCCGATTTGGAATTTACAAGGATGCAACACTTATCTGTTCTATCCAAAACTACTAGAAAAGTTTAATACAAAGAACTTTGAATTATTGTACTTTGGATTTGTTCATAGAAATGCAAATCCTAAAGAAGTATTTCTACACGATGATTATTTTATTTCTTGCATTCTTCACGATCTTCAAGTTCAAATCAGAAGTTTTAAACTATCAGAAAAGGTTTATCAAGAGTTACCAATACCAACTCAAATTCATCACCTATACAAATGTCACTCTGATGAAATCAAATTAATTCAAAATATTCGCAGGAGTTATGGAGAACTAAATACGACGATACACTGTGATTATCTGGATGCAAATGATGAGAAAGTAAATGAATGTGATATTTCAGGAGAATTAGACGTAGACCAATATCACAAATTTATTGGTGGTATTTTGGAAAAGTATAAAGTTTTTAAAGTTAGAATTGATGCGAAAACTATGAACCAACTATTAGATAAAAAGACCAGTGACCTTCAAGAGTTTTATGACTGGCAGATTAAATATACTCAAATGCCCGAAGACCATATTGATTATCTCTTTAGATTGAAGTATTGGAATAACTTTCAACCTAAAGTGATTTATGATATTGGTTCTAACTTCTTATCCTGGCATAAACTTGCATCAAATGTTTGGAGAGATGCAAAGATTTACTGTGTAGACGCATTCTCTCAGTTTGAAGAAACCTATCCTCGTTATGGTATTGAATATGCGATTGAACTTCTGAGTGATAAGGAAGAAGAAGTTGAATTCTATGAGAATGTAACGTGTCCTGGACTTTGTACAATGTATAAAGTGAATGAAACTTATGATAGAGGAAAAAATTTCTATAATCAAAATCTTCATAAAACTCTTCGCAAAACAAAGACCTTAGATACTTTGGTAAGGGAAAATAATTGGGCACTACCAGAACTCATTAAAATTGATGTTCAAGGTGCAGAAGTAAATATTCTTCAAGGTGCTCAGGAAACTTTACAGAATTGCAATCACGTCATTCTTGAAGCACAATCAAAAGTGTTTAGTTCTGGAGCTCCAATGCTTAATGAAGTAGAACAATATATGAATTCTATTGGTTTTGTTCTGTTTCATCATATTGGATTTAATGGTGATCAAGAGTGTGATGGAGACTATCATTTTGTAAGACAGTCTTCTTTACCACATAAATAAAACTAACTGAACTGAAGTTCTTTTCATTCAACGGGGTATTATGTCTGACGCTTATAAGGATATTGCGCTTGCTAAGGCAGATGATGTTTTAGATGACAGCAATGCATTTATGTTTAAGGTTTATAATGAATGTATGAAATGGGAGGAAAGTGAGAAAGAACTCGCTGGTAGTCGCTCCAATTTCCAGATTGAAAAATTCATCATTCATGATAACTTTACTGTTCCATCTGCATTCAAAGGAGCAATCATCAATCGTAAGAGTGTTGCTGAAGGATTGCTTCAAGGAATTCAAGAAGCAAAGAGAATTGCTAGAGAATTTCACTATAAGTGGGATGGAAAAGATAAGTCTCAACCAATTTGGTGGAAGAATGGTAGAGGTGGTGAAGAACTTTGTTGGTATGATCTTGATGAATTTAATTTCCACCGTCTCATTCACGGACTAAATCAAGGTTTCCAAGCAGCAGTTGATGAACTTGAATTCTTTGATAAATTGATTGCAAGACTTGTTGAAATGAATGGTGGTCAACCAGTCACTAAAGAACAATATGATGCAGACCAACCAGTTTATTGGGAACGTCGTCTTGCTAACCAGTCACTTGATGATCTACTTCAAGCAAAGACTGGTGTAAATGCAGGTAACATTCGTTCAATGAGACGTGCAAGTGCTCCAACAGTTCTTCCAGATGATGTAAATAGAACGAAGGGAACCTTTGGCGATCCTAATAATCCAATGTCCTTCCTGAATGCACTACAAGAGCACGTAGCAAAAGGTATTGAAGAAATCAGTGGAATGGTAAATATTCTTGAAGGTAAACAAGAAGAACCTCAAAAGATACTTGATCCTGCTACAGGAACTGAAGGTGTTTCATTATTCAACGAACAACTAAAACAACCAGAACAGGTATAAGGACCGATGCCAATTCAAGGGGATGTATTCAGTTTAGACCGTGTTTATGATAATCAGGTTGCAAACCTAACACCTGGTTTACAACTGAATATTCCTGGACTTCTTTATGGTTATTATGGTGGTGGTTATTCTACTACTTTAGTTCAACAGACTTCCACTATAGACCGTATAGATTTCTCTACAGAAACTGTAGCAGTACCAGCACCTAAATTATCCGCAATAAAATCTGGTTTAACAGCAACCTCAAGTAGTTCGTATGGTTACTTTGGTGGTGGTGGAGCTGGTACTGCTCCTTCATTTTTTTCTACTATAGATCGTTTAGATTTCTCAACAGATACAGTATCAGTACCAACCCCTAAGTTATCTTTATCAAGAAATCAATTAGCAGCAACTTCAAGTAGTTCTTATGGTTACTTTGGTGGTGGTGTTCTTGTCGTTACACAAGTTGCTCTTTCCACTATAGACCGTTTAGATTTTTCTACAGAAACAGTATCAACACCAACACCTAAGTTATCTGTAGCAAGAAATCAATTAGCAGCAACTTCAAGTAGTTCATATGGTTACTTTGGTGGTGGCGGCGGTGGTTCTCTCATAGATCGTTTAGATTTCTCCACAGAAACAACATCAGTACCAACACCTAAGTTATCTCAAGCAAGAGGATTATTAGCAGCAACCTCAAGTAGTTCTTATGGTTACTTTGGTGGTGGTTATGCTCCACCTTTTGTTTGTACTATAGATCGTTTAGATTTCTCCACAGAAACAGTAACAACACCAACACCTAAGTTATCTCAAGCAAGAAGAGCATTAGCAGGAGCATCAAGTGCATCTTTTGGTTATTTTGGTGGTGGAGCTCCTGGTAGTATTTCTACAATAGATCGTATAGATTTTTCTACAGAAACAGTATCAGTACCAACACCTAAGTTATCTCAAGCAAGAAATAATATATCAGGCACTCGAATAAACCGCAACCCAATCTTTAAAGGTTCTCCAAAGTACACTAACTGGCCTGAGAGTGCTACTACTGGTTATTTTGGTGGAGGTAGTACTCCTGCTGTTGCTTCTACCATAGACCGTATAGATTTCTCTACAGAAACTGTATCAGTACCAACACCTAAGTTATCTCAAGCAAGAAATGGTTTAGCAGCAACCTCAAGTAGTTCTTATGGTTACTTTGGTGGTGGTTTTAGTGGTGCTATTAGTGTTTGTACCATAGACCGTTTAGATTTCTCTACAGAAACTGTATCAGTACCAACACCTAAGTTATCTCAAGCAAGAAATGGTTTAGCAGCAACCTCAAGTAGTTCTTATGGTTACTTTGGTGGTGGTTTTTCACCTCGTGTTTGTACTATAGATCGTCTAGATTTCTCTACAGAAACTGTATCAGTTCCAACACCTAAGTTATCTCAAGCAAGAAATGGTTTAGCAGCAACCTCAAGTAGTTCTTATGGTTACTTTGGTGGTGGTTTAAATGCCGGTCTCTTTTTTGTTTGTACCATAGACCGTTTAGATTTCTCTACAGAAACTGTATCAGTACCAACACCTAAGTTATCTCAAGGAAGAGAAAGTTTATCAGCAACCTCAAGTGCATCTTTTGGTTATTTTGGTGGCGGATCTCCTGGTCCTATTTCTACAATAGACCGTCTAGATTTCTCTACAGAAACCGTATCAGTCCCAACACCTAAGTTATCTCAAGCAAGAAATCAATTATCAGCAACCTCAAGTAGTTCTTATGGTTACTTTGGTGGTGGTTTTTCTTTTACTTCTACTATAGATCGTCTAGATTTCTCTACAGAAACCGTATCAGTCCCAACACCTAAGTTATCTCAAGCAAGAAGTGGTTTAGCATCAGTCTCAGCAGCAACAGGAAACCGCAGAGTTGGTTCTGCGACTTATGGTTATTGGGGTGGTGGTGGTTCATTAATAGACCGTTTAGATTTCTCTACAGAAACAGTATCAGTACCAACACCAAAATTATCAGAAGCAAAGAATTATACATCAGCAACCTCAAGTAGTTCTTATGGTTACTTTGGTGGCGGTATTACTTCTATTCAAGTCTGCACCATAGACCGTTTAGATTTCTCCACAGAAACTGTATCAGTACCAACACCTAAGTTATCTCAAGCAAAAAGAGCACTAACAGCAACTGCAAGTAGTTCTTATGGTTACTTTGGTGGTGGTTTTACAGGTTCTGTTCAAGTTTCTACCATAGACCGTTTAGATTTCTCTACAGAAACAGTATCAGTACCAACACCCAAGTTATCATTATCCAGAGAAACAATAGGAGCGACTTCAAGTAATTCTTATGGATACTTTGGTGGTGGTAGTGGTCCTGTTTCCACTATAGACCGTTTAGATTTCTCTACAGAAACAGTATCAGTTCCAACACCTAAGTTATCTCAAGCAAGACAACAATTAACAGCAACCTCAAGTAGTTCTTATGGTTACTTTGGTGGTGGTATTGCTTCTACTACTGTTTGTACTATAGATCGTTTAGATTTTTCAACAGAAACAACATCAGTACCAACACCTAAGTTATCACAAGCAAGGCAAGCATTAGCAGCAACTTCAAGTAGTTCTTATGGTTATTTTGGTGGTGGTTATTTCTTCCCAACTCCAACACATTCAACAATAGACCGTATAGATTTCTCCACAGAAACCATAACAGTTCCATCACAAAAACTTACACAAGCAAGAAATGGTTTAGCAGCAGTCTCAAACGCAAACTAAATAATTTCAACTAGATCATTATTGATATGAATGATTTGCTATCCAATATTTTAATTCAACCTAAAGTTGTTACAAAAGAGAACTGTAAATATCTTACAAACTTTGCAAAGACTGCCGATCTAGAGCAGATGGGAGTGTTTGATCCTGATAAAACAAATCTTACTAAACAATCAGAACATAAAGTAGATAAGTCTTCTAGAGATGTAAAGTGTGCTGATATAACTCCAATTCTTCCTCAAGTTCACGACTTGATGGCAAACATTATTGAACACGTTATCAATCCTTTTTATGGATTTAAAATTCGCGATAGTGAAATGCCCCAACTTCTTTATTATGAAAAAGGAGGGCACTATAAACCTCACTATGATGCAGAAGCACTTTGGACAAATCCTGATGGAACAAAGATGTGGAAGAAGAGTGTAGATCGTGATCTTTCTACTGTTCTTTTTCTCAACGATGACTTTGAAGGTGGTTATTTTTCTTTTCCAGACTTAAGAATTAAGATCAAACCAGAACCAGGGCTTTTAGTTTGCTTTCCTTCCTCAAGATACTTTAAGCACTGCGTAGAGCCAGTTCTTTCTGGTCAACGTTATACTCTTGTAACGTGGATGAGAGTGCAAGGGTTTAAAACAAAGGAAGAACAAGATAGAGAAATTGAACAGAAGTATGGAATTAAGGTTCCATAAATAACAAGAAAGTATTTCAATAGATAAAATGACCCAACTTGTAAAACATTACTTGGTTGATAGAGATAATCCAAGCGTTTTTGCAACAACTCTTGAGCAATTCACAAGACCAATGTTTGGAACAATGGGTCCAAACATTGAAGGTCTTGAAATTGTTCATACTCTAACTGATGAGAATGACATCCAGTTTTTCCTTTCCAACTGCCCAGACACCACCACAATCAACGAAGTAGAAGGTCTCTCAGTTCTTACTCAAGCAGAATGGAATGCAGAAATTGCTGCTTATGATGCAAGACAAGAAGCAAAGCGTTGGAACTTTATTCGCAAGTACAGAGATGAACTCCTTACACAGACTGATTGGATTGTAATTAAGTCACAAGAGCAAGGTACTAATCTTGCTACTGCATTTAAAGATTGGAGACAAGAACTTCGCGATCTTCCAGGAGCATCTACTTTTCCTCTTTCACTTCCTGATGCACCTTCTGGAGTATCAGTAGATCAAACAACTTATGATGCTTATGTTGCAGAACTCAGAAGTATTAATATGATCAATGATCCTCTTAATGCGTGATTTAATTTGGTCTAGTTAAATTTAATAACTGATAACACTTATCATTACGGTCAAATGCATAATCTGCATATTGACCGTTTTTTCTTACAAAGTGTAAGAATAGTTGCATAAAACGATCATTATCGTGAGTTCTTAGTGGACTTCTCCAGTGTTCTACTTGAGTTCCTAGATATGCAACGCCGTGACCTACTGGAGTAACCACTGCTCTATTCTTTCCTTCCAGATCTTTGATTTTGATAGGCCACGCAGCATCACCACAAATATTCATTGTGACTGATACTTCGCAAGATGGACGATCGGTATGGCAGTTCATCCACCCACCTTTATGATATGTGGTAGAAAACCAATAAGTAGGTAACAGTTCTTCTCCAACTAACTGCTCAAGAACTGGTTTAAGTCTCCACATAATATAAGTACAAGTTGGCGGAGCATAACAAGTTAGAACCCTTCCTCTTTCTGGATCTTTATATCCGTTTAGACTTCCAAGTTCTCTTACTGCACCACAAAGATTTTTATACTTAATCTCTAGTGCCTCTGTTGGCGTAATAATCTCTGGGAGATAGTGCCAACCTTTTTTCAGAAAAGAACTCATATCCACATTTACTCTATAATATGTATTGTATCATAAATACTTAAAAGTTTCTAAGACAAATGGCAGTTGCTGAAGTTACAAATATAGTCATTGAAAAAGGGACTGATTTTGAGGCAACTTTTAATCTATTTGATCCAGATCAGTCTTCATCTGTTCTTTCAGGATTATCAACGACCTATGCAACAATTCGTAAGTATCCCGATGCAACGAGTGGTGAAGAGTTTGCAAAAACAATCACTGCAGGAACTGGAACTATTAAAATTACTCTGACTTCGGAACAAACTGCAAGATTAAAGGCAGGTAGAAATTATTTTGATGTGGTTCTCACTATTGGAGGAAAGAAAACAAAAGTCATTAAAGGAACAGCAATTGTAGAAGAGAGTGCGTCTGTATGACTTATAAAGTTACTTTTTCCTCTGGAAATAATTATTCTGCCAAACTTTCACAACCATTAAACTATAAAACTAGTTTATCTTACAACATAGAAATTATGCCACAAACACTAGACGAGCTCTCAGACGTGGAGATCAGTGGAAATAATGATAAGTATGTATTAATGTATGATGCTGCAACTGGAAAATGGAGAGATCGCAATCCAGATGAAGTTCTTTCTGCAGCAACTACAGAACCAAATCAACCAGGACTTCCAGCAGACTTTGAAAATCAATTGGATATTGATCTTGATGATCGTATTAATTTGGATGCGGGTGGGTTTTAATATTCTAAATACTATTATAATCAAATAGTCATAAGAAGATGCCTGCACCAGTACTTCAGTTTAAGAGAGGTAATGCAGGGGTAGCAGGAACCGTACCTGCACTCCGTCCAGGTGAACCAGCAATTTCGTTAAACAACTTTGATTTCTTTATTGGTATTGATACCTCTGTAGCAAACAACAAATTCTTCGGTTCTCATCGCTACTGGGGAAGAGAAGATGGAACTAACTCACTAAGACTAAAGTTAGTTGATAAAGATGGGAGCAATTACGTTGCGATTAAAGCACCTAATACTCTTGCAGGTACTGTAACTTATGTTCTTCCAGGAACTCAAGGTGGTGCAGATACTGTACTCAAGAATGATGGAAGTGGAAATTTATCTTGGGGAACTGGAATTGATTTTGCAGGAATTAATACTTTTACAAATTCCACAGATAATACTTTAGGAAATCCAGACACTGGTGCAGTTCAGATTGATGGTGGATTGGGTGTCAATAAAAATGTAACAGTTGGTGCTGGACTTTCTGTTGCAGGAGAATCATACTTTATTGGAACTGCTACCTTCTACGGTGGACAAATTAATCTTGGCGATAGTGATGGAGATAATATTAGTGTTTGGTGAGTTTGTATCTAATCTTGTTCCAAATGCAACCAATACTTACGATCTAGGTCTCACCGGAAAGAGATGGAGAAATGGATTTTATAGTGGTAATTTAGATGTTGTTGGCAATCTAATTGTAGATGGAACTGCCACGATTGGTGGTGGTACTACAGTTATTTTGTATGGTCAAGATGTTTATATCAAAAACAAAGATATTATTCTCGGATATACTACGAGTATAACTGGCGATGATGCTTCAACTGATGATACTGCAAATCACGCAGGTGTTGCAATTGCATCTACTGTTGGAAGCCCATTAGTTTCATTCTCTGCTTCTGGAATTAATACACTTCCAGATACTTATAAGCAAATGATGTGGTTCCACTCTGGAACTCTTGGATTTGGTACTGATGCATTTGGTTTCAACTATGGCGTTGCAATCGGAACCACGCAAATGGCAGATGGTGTTCGTCTTGCTGTTGGAACTGGCATCACAATGTCTGACAATTCTGTCTCAGCAACGAATGGATACTTCACAAATATTTCTGCATCTACCATTACGGGTTCTCTTGTTGGTACAATATCAACAGCAACTGCTCTTCAGAATGCACAAAACTTTAGTATAACTGGTGACTTTATAACTGCTCCAACTGTATCATTTAATGGAACCTCTCCTGTTGCCCTTGCTGCAACAATTACAGCAAACTCGATTGTTCTTGGAACTTATACTTCTGGAGATTATGTTGCATCCATTACTTCTGGAAATGGATTAACTGGAGGAGCATCCGGAGAGGGATCTACTCCAACTCTTACTGTTGGTGCCGGAGAAGGTATTACTGTTAATGTAGATGATGTTGCATTAAAAAATGGAACAAATCTATCGGATAATAAAGTACTTAAGTGGGATAATTCTAACGGACAACTTACAAACACCATTATCACTGAAAACGGAACATCCGTAACTATTGGAACTGGTGTTGGTATTACTCAGTTTTCATCATCAGTATCTACAGGAACTTCAACATCTTCTGTTCCTACTTCATCTGCTGTTATTGATTATGTTGGATCTCAAGTTGCGGCAGTTGATCTCACCACATCTTTAGCAGGTGATACTGGATCTGGTTCAGTTAGTACTTCACAAACACTTACTGTAAGTGGAACTGCAAATGAAGTTGAAACTTCAGTATCAGGTCAAACTATCACTATTGGTCTTCCCGATGCAGTCGTTGTTGGAACTTCTTTAAGTGCTCCAACTTTAAGAACTGGTACAATTCAATCATCAAACACTGGTGCTACTGCAATTACCATTACTGCAAATGATGTTACGATTGCTGATGATCTGACAGTTCAAGGTAACCTCTATGTTAATGGTAATACTACTCAGGTTAATACCACTGCAATCACTGTAGAAGATCGTACAATTGAACTTGGTGTTGTTGATGGTTCTGCTCCTTCCACTACGACTACATGGGATCTTGGTGTTCTCTTCAACTATTATGATGGTTCCGCGAAGAAATCAGCAGTTGTATGGGAACATGGTGATGGAAGATTTAAGTTAGCAAGTGTTCTTTCTGCTGATAGTAACGGAACAAATAATACTACACCACAACTGACGGTAACAACCTTTGCACCAATTGAAGTTTCTGAACTTTGGATTAACAACTCATGTACTGGTGGTGCATCACAAGTCATTGCTTGTTCAGGTGCTGAGTTAGTTCTTCAAAATATTACTGTGGACGCGGGAACTTTTTGATAACTAACTTATAAGTTCTAAATAGAGGAGTTTTATACTCCTCTTTTTTTATGTCTGAAGATGATCTGAAAGCAGTTCTTGCAAAATATCAACAAAAAGCATTTGAATTATATAATTCTAATATTGTATTAGAAACTCAAGTGGAAAAATTAAATGCAACTGTAAGTGCTTTAAGTGCTGAACTTGAAAAGTTACGAAAACCAAAAAGAGGTGTAAAGGTGGAAGAAGACTTCCAATAAATAATAAAAACTCTTATATAAGAGTTTCTACGGTTCCTACCATCGATGAGGTTGAATGAATACCAATCCGATCATTCGTGTAAAAAGATCTCTTGTTCAAGGAAAAGTACCAACTGTTGATCAGTTGGGTCTTGGAGAGATAGCTATTAACCATTATGATGCAAAGGTATTCATTCGTCAAGATACTCTAGGTGTAGGAATTGGAACTACTGTAGTACAGATTGGTGTTCAAGGAGTTCAAGGAACTCAAGGTTTAAGTAATCAGGGTGTTCAAGGTTCTGTAGGAATTCAAGGTGATACAGGATCTCAAGGATCTACAGGTGCTCAGGGAACATCTGGAATTCAAGGTGATGTAGGATCTCAAGGATCAACAGGTGCTCAAGGAACATTAGGAGCACAAGGTTCTTCTGGGGCACAAGGTAATGTAGGTTCTCAAGGTACTTCAGGATCTCAAGGATCTACAGGTGCTCAGGGAACATCAGGTATTCAAGGTGATACAGGATCTCAAGGATCTACAGGTGCTCAGGGAATATCTGGAATTCAAGGTGATACAGGATCTCAAGGATCTACAGGTGCTCAGGGAATATCTGGAATTCAAGGTGATGTAGGATCTCAAGGATCAACAGGTGCTCAAGGAACATCAGGTATTCAAGGTGATACAGGATCTCAAGGATCTACAGGTGCTCAGGGAACATCTGGAATTCAAGGTGATGTAGGATCTCAAGGATCTACAGGTGCTCAGGGAACATCAGGTATTCAAGGTGATGTAGGATCTCAAGGTATTCAAGGTACAACAGGTCCAGTAGCTGGTTCAGCAAATCAAGTTGTTTATAAAGATGGTTCCAATAACCCAACAGGTTCTGGTAATTTAACTTTTGATGGCATTAATCTTTATGTTGGTGGTAATATAACAATCGGCGGAACAACTGCTCTTATTGCTGCTACAAGATTAGAAGTTGGAGATAAAGATATTGTTGTTGGTATTGCTACTACTACTGGTGGTATTGTTATTTCTAATGACACAACTGCAAATCATGGTGGCATTGCAGTTGCTTCTACGGTAGGAACTCCACTAATTGATATTAATGCTGGTGTTGGTACTGATGATTTACCATCCACATATAAACAACTTATGTGGATTAAAGCAGGTACTTTTGCTGGGCTGAATACTGATGCATGGATATCTAACTATGCAGTTGGTGTTGGTACTTTCGACCTTGCTAATGGTGTAAGGTTCGCTGCAGGTGGTCTGAGAGTTACTGATAGTACTATTACTTCTCCACAGTTAAATGTTTCTGGTGTTTCTACTTTTGGTGGATTAGTAGAACTTGATAGTTCCTTAAGAGACTTCTATGGAAATGTAGGTGTCGCAGGTTCTGTTCTTATCTCTACTGGTGCTGGAGTATCTTGGACTACTCCATTTGCAGCAGGATTGCAAGGTGCTCAGGGAACTACTGGTTCAAGTGGTTCTCAGGGAACATCAGGTGCTCAGGGAACATCTGGAATTCAAGGTAATGTAGGATCTCAAGGAACTTCAGGAGCACAAGGTTCCACAGGTGCTCAGGGAACATCGGGTATTCAAGGTGATATAGGATCTCAAGGATCTATAGGAGCACAAGGAACATCGGGTATTCAAGGTGATATAGGATCTCAAGGATCTATAGGAGCACAAGGAACATCTGGAATTCAAGGTGATGTAGGATCTCAAGGTACTTCGGGAGCACAAGGTTCCACAGGTGCTCAGGGAACATCAGGTTCTCAAGGTACTTCAGGAGCACAAGGATCTACAGGTGCTCAGGGAACATCTGGAATTCAAGGTAATGTAGGATCTCAAGGAACTTCAGGAGCACAAGGTTCCACAGGTGCTCAGGGAACATCTGGAATTCAAGGTTCTTCTGGAGCACAAGGTAATGTAGGCTCTCAGGGATCACAAGGAACCCAAGGAACTCAGGGAACAATAGGATCTACTGGCAATACTGGAGGTGTTCCTTATGTCTTCAGTACAACTATTACTGATAGTGATCCAGGAAATGGAACAATTCAATATAATAGTGGGACAATTGGTTCAGTCAGTTTCATTTATATTGACAATAATGACGCAAATTCTGATGCACAAACAACTTGGTATGATACTTGGGATGATAGTACTAATCCAAATCAAAAAGGATATTTAATTATTCAAGGATCTGCATCAGGAAGTACAACAGTTAATGTATGGAGTATTACTGGTGCTGTTACAGTTGCTTCTGGTTATTACAAAATTCCAGTAGCACATATATCTGGTTCTTTACCTACTAATGGTGCTACTCTTGCAGTTCAATTCTCTAGAACTGGAAATCAAGGTTCTCAAGGTGTATCAGGCACTCAAGGTGTTCAGGGTGCTTCAGTGCAAGGGATATCAGGTGCTCAAGGATCTCAAGGGACATTTGGGCCAGTTGCAGGAAGTAATACTCAGGTTATTTTTAATAACAATAGCGTTTCTGCAGGCGCAACTAACTTTGTTTATGATGCAACAAACCAAAGAGTTGGTATAGGAACCACAATCCCACTTCAAAACCTTCACGTTCTTGGAAATTTTCTGGTTGCTGCAGGTTCTTCAACTGGACAGCATATTACTCAAAAAGCATATGAGTTAAATTCAGGCACTCTTTCTTGGGAAGGTTCTGCTGGTCAGTTATTCAGTATTACAAATAATCTTACATCGGGTTCTATATTCTCTGTTAATGACATTTCAGGTATTCCAAGTATTGATGTAAATGCAAATGGAACAATTTTACTTGGTCCTTATGGTGGCAATATTGGAGTTGGAACCACGAGTCCGGTATCAAAACTACACGTAATTGGTACAATAACCTGTAATGATTTAAACTCAACTTCAGATTTCAACCTTAAAGATAATATTAGAACATTTGAGAATGCAATAGATATAATTCAAGAAATTCGTGGCGTGAAGTTTAAATGGAAAGAAAATCAAAAACCATCAGTTGGTGTTGTCGCACAAGAAGTTGAAAAAGTTCTTCCCGAACTTGTTACAGATACTAATCCTAAAACTGTTAATTATAATGGACTAATTGGTGTTATGATTGAAGCAATAAAAGAACAGCAAGATCAAATAAATATCCTCAAACAACAAATTGAAGAAATTAAGAATGGAGGAAATTTGAAGTAAATGGCAGTTTCTTATAATCCTGGAGTAGTCACTAGTGGTCTTGTATTAGCACTTGATGCAGGAAATCCAAAGAGTTATCCTGGAAGTGGTAGTACTTGGACTGATTTGAGTGGTAATGGTTATAATTTTACAGTAAATTCTTCTGCATACTCTATTTCTGGTGGAATTCCTCATATGAATTTTGAGGGGTCTTTTGGTTCAGCAAAAAGGGTAGTGGGTGGTTCTTTAACAAATATTCCTAATTTTTCAAACGGTACAATAATGTGCTTTAGTACTATTTTAAATAGTACTACAGATTGGAGAACTTTAGTAAGAGGTTCTTCCAATGACCACCAAGTTATTGTACAAGTGGGTACAGATAATTTAGGTATGTATAATAATGAACCCGTTGAAGGATTTGTTGATTCTACTTTTGATATAACTTCATTACCAAATCCATACACACAATTTAACTGTCTAACTTTTAGATTATCACAATCTTCACCATACTATCAGTTTCAATATAATAACGACTCTACAATATATTCAATCACAAACGCAAATGCTACTTTTAATAATGGATTCTGTGTGATAGGTGCATATCATAATTTTGTAACAGGAACTACATCGGGCGATAGTTCTCAGTATTGGGGAAAAATCTCCACATTTTTCTATTACAACCGACATCTTACTTCGTCAGAAATTTCACAAAACTTCAATGCATTAAGAGGGAGATTTAATATTTAACTCATCTACTATTAATACTAAATACTAAAAAAGTATCAATTAATCATGGCGAGAAAGGCAATACTGGAATCTGGATATACATTTACACCTTCAACAAGGACGGTTGTTATTCCTCGCGTTATCCAGAGAGAAAGGTTAGTATTAATTACTAATGTCACCACAAACCAAGTAATTTATAACTTTTCAGATACAAATCTAAGAGCAACATCATATACAGTATCAGGAACTCCGAATTCCAATCTTACTACAATTGTATTAAATTATAATACTACTTCTATGAGTAGTACTGATAAATTACAAATTGTCGTTGATGAGTATGATGAAAAATTTACTCCTTCAGAAGCTTATGTAGATCCCGTAAATAAATTAAGAATTTCTCAACCCCAGGCACTAATTGATACTGACTTTGAATATGGATCTCAAATTTCAAAGTGGGAAAATTTAGGATTAGTCAACAATAGACCATTTGCATTCTCATCCGCAACTCCGATTGCGAATGTTTCATCAATTACGATGAACACAAATTCCAGAACGGTAACTGTAGTTCTTTCTACAGGAACTGCTCCCGCAAATGGAACTTCTATTACAGTTCAAGATACACTATTAGGAGTTGCTAACGGAAACTTTATTATTGAAACTGGTGGTGGAACAAATACTTTTACGTATACTGCAAGAACTGCCAATACAACTACATTAACTGCAATATTTGATTCCAATAAAACATTAATTTATCAAGGTACAATCTATTCTAGTGCTGCTATTGGAGGAACTCCAACATTTGGGTGGACATCAGGAACAGCACTCCCAATTACAACCACAGTTCCTCACGGATTAGCAATCGGAAATAGAGTTGCTGTCGTTGGGACTAACCAAACAAATGCCAATGGAACTTGGACTGTAGCAACAATAAACAGTGCTACTCAGTTTACTGTTTACGTAACAACTGCTCCCGGTGCAAATCCAAGTGGTGGCAATATCTATGTGCAACCATCAGGTCAAGTTTTACACAGACCTTTTGATGGTGGTGTAATTTTCTCTGCAAATTCATCTGGAAATTTTGAGTCAATTATTAGACAAACAAGAAGATACTTTAGATATCAATCAGGTAAAGGTATTCAAATTAGTTCTGGTACAATTTTGAGACCTTCTTTCCAGATAGATTCTTTAACTTCTTCGGGAACAACTGTTACAGTTCAGACAAAAGAACAGCACAATATTTTACCCGGAACTACAGTCGTTGTTTCTGGAGCAAATGAAACTGCATATAATGGAACATTTAATGTAACCAATGTAACTGGTTTTAATACATTTCAATATACCGCATTATCTACTCCCTCTGCGTCACCCGCATCTGGAAGTTATTATGTAAATGTCAATTCCTGGTATGGTGCATCTAATCGCTTAGGTGCTTTTGATTCTCAAAACGGTCTCTTTTTTGAATTTGATGGACAAACTTTATACGCTGTTCGTAGGTCATCAACTTTCCAGTTGTCGGGTAGAGTAAGTGTTAATCAAAACGACAATACAGTAACACAAACTAACTCATCATTTCCTACATATTTTTCCAAGCAGTTAAATGTTGGCGACTTTGTTGTAATTCGTGGAGTTTCGTATCGCATTATTGATATTTCAAGTGACACGAGTATGACAATTTCGCCATCCTACAGAGGTGCAAGTGTCACTAATGCAACTATGTCAAAAACTGTAGATACTAGAGTTGCACAGTCATCTTGGAATATTGACAAATGTGATGGAACTGGACCTTCCGGATATAATCTTGATTTAAATAGAATGCAAATGTTCTATATTGATTATTCTTGGTATGGTGCTGGATTTATTCGATGGGGAGTTCGTGGTCCAGATGGAAATGTAATTTATTGTCATAAATTAGCAAATAATAATGTTAATACTGAAGCATATATGAGATCTGGTAACCTCCCAGGTCGTTATGAGTCTCAAACAATTCCACCAACAACTTTTGTCACATCAACTCTTTCCAACGTTGCTACAAGTTTGAGTGTTTCTTCTACAACTGGATTTCCACCTTCAGGAACCATTGTAGTAAGAAATTCTTCAACTTACGAATATATGAATTATAGTGGAACCACATCTAATACATTTACCGGATTGACTAGAGCAGGTTCTGGAGCAACTGTGAGTGTAACTTATACATCGGGTTCTAATGTTGGTAGTGCAACCACAACAAATCTCCAGGTTGGAATGCGAGTCATTTCAACTGCAGTTCCTACCGGAACTTTTATTACTTCAATCGGAACTGGAACAATTACACTATCAAATGCTGCTCTAACCGGCGGAGCGGTATCATCAATTATTCCCCCAATGGGAGTTTCATCTGCACAGACTTTTACATATACTGGAGTAGACCCTATTGCGGTGGAACTTGCATATCCAACATATTCTCCAACGATTTCGCACTGGGGAACTTCGGTAATTATGGATGGTAGATTTGATGATGACAAATCTCTTGTTTTCACTTATGGGCAAACTACTTCAACAGCAATTTCATCTGGCACAGCGAGAGCACTATTTTCCATTAGACTTGGACCATCCGTTGATAATGGAAGAATTGGAGTTTTTGGTGCAAGAGAATTAATCAATAGAATGCAATTAACACTTAGGGCACTTGATATTACAGCAATTCCAGCATCAGGAAATGCCAACCTTCTAGTAACTGCAATATTAAATGGAGTTCCATCATCAACAACCGCTTGGACTGATGCAGTTGGAGGATCTACTACAGTTGTAAATTCATCTTTAGCACAAATTGCCAACTATGCTGGTGGGTCTACTACAGTTTCTGGAGGAGAGACAACAGCAGGATTTTTCGTAGGTTCAGGTGCTGCTTCAATTGATTTGACCCAAGTTAGAGATCTCGGAAATTCTATACTTGGAGGTGGTGGCGCAAACTCAAATTCACAAATTTATCCAGATGGTCCAGATACTTTGACAATTGTAGTTCAAAATCTTGCTGCACAATCTTGTAATGTGTTGGGTAGACTTTCTTGGACTGAAGCACAGGCATAACAATTCATTTAGAGGAAACATAAAATGGCTTTATTCCACTCACCATCTATTGTCACCAATGGAATGGTGTTGTGCATAGATGCTGCAAATATAAAAAGTTATGTTGGATCAGGTGTTACTTGGAGTGATATAAGTGGAAAATTAAATACTGTATCTATTGATGCAAAAGATACAGTATATAATGTATATGATTTGCAAGTTGGTGATTATGTCTTACCAAATTTTGTACCATCAAATTATTCCACATATAGTTCTTCAAATTCGGGAATCATATCTTTTGATGGAATTAATGGTTATGTTGATTTTCTTGCCTCAAATTTAGGCACAACAACTACGGTTGAAATGTGGGCAAGATTAGGAAGTAATTATCAAGAAAAATTTCTTTTTGGATGGTTATATTATGGTGTTTGGTGTCAAGGTGGAAATTTTGGATACAACACAGGAAATTCTGATATATGCGGAATATCTTCAACAACTGTTGATAGTTTGGGACTAGTTGGTAACTGGAAACATTATGTATTTGAAATGCGTAGTGATGTGTCTTACGCAAATAATAAAATTTATGTGAATGGAGTGTTGCAAACATTATCTTATCAAAACGGAACTGAAAGTTCAGTAAATAGAACATTTAATAGTGGAAATGGAAGACTTTGTGCTCGTAGAGGTAGTATAAGTTATCCAATGCCTTTAGACTGTTCTTCTTTAAAAGTTTATAATAGATCATTAAGCACTGATGAGATTTTGCAAAATTTCAATGTATTGAGAGGGAGGTTTGGAATCTAATGGGAGTATTTTCAGGTCCAGATGTATCCGAGTCTGGTTTAGTTCTTGCATTAGATGTAGGAAATACGAAGAGTTTTGATAGTAGAGAAAATTTGGTTTCTTATTCAACATATAATGCATCAACTTGGTCCAATATTTTTCCAGCAAATGCAACATTAACGACTGGTATTGATGCTCCAGATGCAAGTAGTACTGCAATAAGATTAACTTGTTCTGCAACTGGAAGTAGTCTTCTTAGAATAAATTTTCCCACATTTACGCCAAATGGAACAGATAGTTATACTACAAGTTTTTATGTGAGGTTAATAAGTGGAAATACATCAACTAGTAATCAATTAACAACAGATTTAGCAGATGGAAATCCTTCCGGAAATTACTTACCAAATTTAATTACTAATCAGTGGGTTAGAGTATCCTTTACTGCAGTTCCAACAGCAACTGCAAAGTCATTTATTGACTTATTAAGTGATAATACTAATAACTATGTTTTGGATTTTTGGGGAGTTCAAATAGAAAAAAGTTCATCAATGTCAACTTATACACCAACAAATGGTTCTACTATTGTAAGAACAACAACTTGGACTGATTTGAGCGGTAGAGGAAATACTGGAACTTTAACTAATGGTCCTACTTACAATAGTTCTAATTTAGGTTCTTTAGTTTTTAATGGTTCTAACACTATTGTAAACATTCCTTTTAATGCATCATCTATGGATTTTTCTGCAGCACAAACAATTAGTATGTGGATGAAACCAGCAACAGGTTCTAACAGTTCTCGCAGAAATCCATATAATCAAGCATATGGTGGTTCAGGAACATTAACATATGAACCTAGTGGAGATATAAATTATTACTTTGGAACTAATGGAGGTAATGATTTACCTTACGTTGGTAAATCATCCGGATTTACTGTCGCAGCAGAAGAAATTGCATTTATAACTGTGACAAGAAATCAAGCAACTAATGTAACAAATTGGTATAAAAATGGAGTTTTAATTACAACATCTGATGCCGGTGGTTATGCCGCAACTGCTAACGGTTCCTCTGCAATTTCCATTGGTTTTGGATATGCTGGGGCATTTTTGGGAAACATTTATGATTGTAAAGTGTACAATAGAGCTCTCACAGCATCAGAAATCCAACAAAACTTTAATGCACTTAGAGGAAGATTTGGTATTTAAGTGTCCAAATAAATACTCATAGATTACATTATTGTTGAATGAATTTTGTAAAATTTGCTCTTGAAAATGGTGGTACAATCAAACCTCTACTCATTCCAGCAGAACACACGAATGGTACAGGTCTTTGCAATCCATCAGTTTTTGTAGACGACGGAAATATACTGGTCAATGTTCGTCATATTCAATATACTCTGTACCATTCAGAGTTAAACAAATATGAGCACCAATATGGTCCTCTAGTTTATCTTAACCCAGAGAATGATATTACACTCACTACGACTAATTTTATCTGTGAATTAGATGAGAACCTGGATATTTCTTATTGGTCAAAGGTAGACACTTCTGCTTTTGACCAGAAACCTTTATGGGAATTTGTAGGTCTTGAAGATGCAAGACTGGTGAAATGGAATGATAAGTTTTATCTAACTGGTGTCCGTAGAGATTTGGACACCATTGGTACAGGAAGAATGGAACTTTCTGAACTTGAATTTACTGATAATGAAATAAAGGAAGTATCAAGATTTCGTATTCCTGGGCCACCACCAGATAATGAATACTGCAATAAGAATTGGATGCCTATCCTAGATCAACCTTTTCATTATATAAAATGGACTAATGCAACACAGATTGTTAAAGTTATTCCAGAGGAAAAAAGAACAGAGACTGTAGTTCTTAAGGACTGGGTACAAGCACCAAAAGATTTAAGAGGTGGTTCTCAAGTTCTTCCATACAAAGATGGTTATCTAGCAATCAATCACGAGACTGATTTGTTTAAGTCAGAAGCAGGAAGGAAAAATGCAAGATATCGCCATAAGTTTACATACTGGGATAAAGATTGGAATATTCAAAAGTTTTCTCCAACGTTCTCATTCCTAGGGGGAGAGATTGAATTCTGTTGTGGAATGGCTAAGTACCAAAACGATTATCTATTAACTTTTGGATTTCAAGATAACGCAGCATATATTTTAAGAGTTCCTGGTCATTTAATGGAGGAGTTTATATGAAATTAAAAGGATTTCCATCGGTTCGTTATGTAACTTTAGAAGACGATATCGAAAGACAAGAACTACTTACAAAACAATTCCAACAATACAATATCACTCCAATTCCTATCAAGTCCAAAAGATTTACAGAGTCTGATGATATTATTATTGGAAAATACTTAGATAGTGTGAGTGGTCAAGTAAAAGGTTGTAATGTATCTCACCTCAAAGCATTTAAAGATTGGTATTACAATACAGACGAACCCTATGGTTTTTTCTGTGAAGATGATTTGTCACTTGAGACTGTAGAACATTGGAACTTTACGTGGCAAGAGTTTGTAGATAATCTTCCAAGTAACTGGGGAGCAGTTCAACTTCTTGCAATTCGTGGGGAGTTTAATCAAATTTATTTAAGAGAAAGACTATGGGATGATTGGGCAATTACTGCATATATTCTCAAGAGAGATTATGTAAAACGTATCATCCAACATTGTTGCATTGGAGAAACTTATAATCTTGAAGTGAAAGATAGTGAGATTATGCCGATTGGTGAAAGTTTATTCTTCACTAACTTCGGAAAAGTTTACACGTGTCCGTTGTTTGTAGAAAACACAAGAATTAATTCCCTTGATTTAAATGATAAAGAGTTAGAAAACGGACAAAAACCAAATCACCACTTTTCCTCCCAATATATCTCAAATTGGTGGAAAGAAAATAAAGCAGACATCAAAACAATTATGAATATTCCAACCGACCCTTTGGTTGCTTATGCATTAGATACTGAAAATACAATTCGTAACTATGAGTTAGCACGATGGTATCACGAAAGAAAACAAACTGCCTCTGCAATTACTTATTACTTAAGAGCAGCAGATCGCACAGAAGATTCATTGCTTGCTTATGAATGTTTGCTTCATATGGCGTCTTGTTTCCACGATCAAAAGAACAGAAACTATACAGTGAAAGGATTATATCAACACGCGATTAATCTACTTCCAAAGAGACCAGAAGCATATTTTCTTCTCGCAAGACACGAAGAGTGGAATAAGATGTATTCTGATTCCTATACAACTGCTACACTTGGATTGAATGTATGTGATTTTGATTCAGAACCAATCGCAACAATCACTGATTATCCTGGTAAATATGGACTGATCTTTGAGAAAGCAGTGTGTTCATATTGGTGGGGTAAGTCACAAGAGTGTCGTGACTTATTCCAGGATCTGAAAAATAATTATGAACTTGATAAAACTCATTATGATGCTGTAGCAAACAATCTTCAGAATCTTGGTTGTTGGGTTCCAAAGAGTATTAAGTATGAAAAGTCAAGATACCAAGAGTTTAAGTATAAGTTTCCTGGTTTAGAAAATATTGAGAAAAGTAATGGTCAAGCATTACAAGATATGTTTATCTTATCGATCTTGAATGGAAAGAGAAATGGAACTTATCTTGAGATTGGAGCACAAGAACCAATCTTCCAAAATAATAGTGCTATCTTGGAAAAAGACTTTGGATGGAAAGGAGTTTCTGTAGAAATTCTTGAAAATCTTTGTAGGATGTTTGCAGAGCAAAGGTCTAATCCGATTATTTGTAAGGATGCAACAACGATTGATTATGAAAAACTACTGAATGAACATTATACCACAAAAGAGATTGATTATCTACAACTAGACTGTGAGCCCTCTAAAACTACATTTGAGATTTTATTGAGTATTCCTTTTGATCAGTACAAGTTTGCTGTGATTACTTACGAACACGATCATTATGTTGATATGACATCAACTTATCGTACAAAGTCTAGAAATTATTTGAAACTTATGGGTTATGAACTTGTGGTTTCAAATGTATCGCAGGATGATAAGACGCCATTTGAAGATTGGTGGGTACATCCAGATCTGGTAGATCAAGAAACAATTGAAAAATTCAAAAGTATTAAAGAAGTGACTGATGTGAGAGATTATTTCTACCAGTAGACACTTTCAGAACTGACCACCCGTACCCCCCGCATGAACCTGGGGGGTTTATAGTAGGTGGAGACACACGAAACCGATGAGGTACTCCACACTGGACAGATTGATTTTTGTCACATCCTTTGTCTGGATGATTCACTGGGGTGTTAAAGTATCTGAGGCAGCATTGAACGCACTATTCTGATGCTTACATTATACACCAGTGGATACAACTATAGCAAGCGTCGTTGTACTGATGTTGTAAATTGGTTCATTTCTAAACACTTACCCAAACACAAGCTTGAAATCATTGTTAATCACCGTGGAATGTTACGCGATGGAGTTTATGGTTGGGTAGGAGTGACTGATTGTGATTATCGTCCAAGATCTTTTGAGATTGAGATGCATAATCGTCTGGATGTTGATCACTACACCAGAACCCTCCTGCACGAACTCTGGCACGTCTATCAGCACGTTACGGGTGCTCTTAAGGATAAACGCGGAAAGAGGCACTGGAGGGGCATAGACTTCTCTCAGACGGACTATGAAGACCAACCCTGGGAACATCAAGCATTTCAAATGGAAGAAGTGCTTTTTGATGAATACCTTGACTACTTGACACACCACTGATAACTCTGTACAATGACCTTTGTGGAGGTTGAAAAAACTATGATCTCAATGAAAGCTCCAAAGACAAAGAAACGTTTTGTCAACATTATTCCGAAGAGTTCTAAGGCAAAGAACCGTTTCGTGAATATTATGCAATCACTTCACGCAATGGAAGTAGAACAGGAAATTGATGATAAACTCTTCTTGGTTTCTATCAATCGTCAGTACTGCACTTGGGTTCCCAAGAATGGTAACGAACATTGGGAAGTTGTGAAATGAAAAAATTAATTATTCTTGCTACACTTCTATTCTCTTCTCCTGTATTTGCACAAACTACTCCAGTAGTTCCAAAGGCAAAAATCTATCGTCCTTTTGTATATGAAACTAACTGTATTTTAGAATATGGTATTCAAACTTATGAAGATGTTTGTAAAGTCATTGAAACTCGGGAAACTGGCGGAGCACTGAGAACTCGTAACATCTTCTCTAATAAGTTTGGATTAACGATCAAATCGCGCTTTGATAAAGAAAGGGGATTTGTTACTTGGGATTCTCATAATAAGTTTGAGTACAAGTGGGATTATAAAGTTGGTGGAACTGGTTGGTCTTATGTGATGCCAGGTGTTCTTCTTGAAAATGTAAGTTGGGACTGATGAAAGTTACTGAGCATAACATTCAAGATACAGACTTGAATTTAAAAGACATTGATTTGTTGATTCGATTGCTCAAGAAAGAATCAAAAGCGTATAAAGATCGTGCTGTTCTGCTACGCTATGGTATTTTGATTGGTAAATTAGTATGTCTTCGACATGATTTAATTTCTTAAAAAATTATAAACTACCTTAAATAGTAGTAGAATAGGAGAAAACTATGGTTGTATTTCTTACTGCAACCATTATTACTTGCTCTGACGCATTGAGTGTTATTCAACGCATTTCTAGAGTTGTTGGATTAACTGAAGTTCAAAGAACTGAAATTGTAAAAGAAATCCGCAAAGTTGTTCCTTCCTGTCCCATTAAAGTAGTAAAAAAATGACTGAAGAATCTCAAATTGATAAATGGAATCGCGGATTGACTCTTTTTGAGGAAAGTGTGTTGAAACCAGATCCTGAACTTCGTAACTGTGCTCACAATCAACTTTGCTATAATGAACTTATGGCAGTTCGTGAGCAAGTCCTACAATATCTTAAGACGTTGAGACAATGAGCTCATACACCTTTTGGTTGATTATATTTGCTTTTGTTTCTTATTTTATTGCTACAGACCAATCAGTAGCGAGGGCATTTTATATGCTCACACAACTTGCAAGAGTAGAATACGAAAAAGTTATTTGGTGGGTTAGACATTCGCCAGACAACTTAATTGTTCGTTGGTTAATTCATAGAAGGTCTATGAAGATGGCGAAAGAACTAATGAAGGAATTTGAAGAAAAGAATAAATAATGATGCCTTAACTGACTGCAATCTGTAAGGTAGGGGAGGAGAAATCCTCCCCTTTATAATATAAATACCAATGCAGTCAGTTTAAGAGTAGAGTTATGCAACCACGCATATACACATATAAAATTACCTTTGAAGAGGTTCCTTATTACTATTATGGAAGTAAGAAGGAAAAAGTATTTGGCGAAGAATATTGGGGATCTCCTGTTGCAAACAAATGGTGTTGGGAACTTTATACACCAAAGAAGCAAATATTAGAAATATTTGATTACACTGACGAAGGATATATCAAAGCACAAGAAGTTGAAGCTAGATTGATAAAACCAGCATTTAACACTGATAAATGGTGTTTAAATGCTAATGTATTGGGAACTTTTTCTTTGCAAGCAAAAAGTAAAGCTGGTAAAATTGGTGGAAAAATAGGGGGAAGGAAGCATATTGAAAGTGGTCATTTAAAAAGAATTAGTCACCTAGGTGCCAAAAAAGGTGGAGAAATAACAGCAAAAAAGTTAAATTCTCAAAAATGGATTTGTTTAGAAACTGGAATGATATCTACTATTGGACCTCTTACTAGATACCAAAGAGTTAGGGGAATAGACATTTCAAAAAGAAAAAAGGTAGAATAAATAGGTCAAACGGGAAGAATTATGCTATCTCATAATTATCGGATGCGTTTAGAAGAAATTTGCAACCGAATTGTAAAACAAGAAGAAGTATCTCTTTCAGATGTAATTTGGGCAGAAAAACTTGCAAAATCAAACCGCTCTGCTGCAACAATGTTAAGGCAAGCAAGACGCCGTGCTGCAAATCCTAATATGCAAGAAGGAAGTCTGGATGATTTTATGAATGCCTTAGATATTGGTGATCCAGACCCATCAAATCATCGCACTGGATTTAATGGTGCTGATGATATTATTGATTTTTTCACAGGAGATAAACCAGACGACTGGAGACAAAGAGACTGATGAAATTCTTACTTTTACTTTTGCCATTTGCTACTCTCCCTGTAAATGCAATCACTTGGAAAGAGTTTTGGGAACCTTTTGAGCCAAGAGTTTATTATCGAGAACCAATTTGTACTGAAGTTGTATATCGTGAAGAATATATTCCTGGAAATAGATGGAGACCTGGATATGTGAGACACTGGAAAGAGAGAGTAAGAGTTCCCTGTTCAATCTACAATTAAGTTGTGTTAAGAAACTCTGACAAACCTCCTAGATAGTGGTAGAATAGTAAGGTCATAAAAATGAACTGAAAACTCTTTATTATGATATTCTTTGTGCGTGGAGGTCATTATGCACAATTT